CTGCCTGAACTCCGACGCACCATCTCCGGCGGACTGATCGACCGTGACGCGGCGCCTGTCTTCGTCGCCACAGAGGAGGTCGCCAATGTGTTCGAGCCTTCGAGAGCGCACGTCAACTGCACTTGGAAGCTTGAGGAAAACGAAACGGTCGAGGACGGAGAGCCACTGGTGGTGCGTGAATGGGTGTTGTCCGGTGAGACGAACCTCATGCCGGCCTACGCAGGCCCTAGTGAGCAGTATCCCGGAGTCGGATATGATGCCAACGACAGGCGCCCGTTTAAAGTGATCCGCCGCATCCAGATCCATCCGGACGTCAAGCCTTATGCCTATGACATTAAGTACGTCGACATGGAGTTGTACGGTGTCCTGCGCATCCACATGGCCACCAAGCCGATCACCAAGGATACGCTGGGCGGGCTTAAGACCGAGGCCATGAAGTTCTTCCGGAACTTCAAAACAGCGCACCTGGATGCGCTTCTCGTGGCTGAGGTTATGGAAGCGACCATCTTCGCAGCAATGCTGCCGACCCGTGGAAGCGTCAAGCGGTGGAGCAAGCACGTCAGTTGGCGCAACGCCAAGCGAGCCGCTAAGTGGAATGAGAACATCCGCGGTGGCGTCGTCCGCCCTAAGTGGTGGCAAGTCTGGCGCTCGCCCAAGACTATATACGCCCAAACCGAATAGGTAAGGGGGCTGGCCGGCCTCTGTCTGCACCCTTTCTTCCAGCATAGGGTGCCCTCTCCACGTCCCAAGTCGTGGTTCAAACTACCGATCGGAATCCACCCCGGTCAGTGTAAAACGACCAACTACATGTACCCCTACGCTACGCTCGAGAGAGCGGGAATCAGCGTTCTGACGTTCACTCACAACGGATGCTTGTGCAATGAGATCCTGGCCCTTCAGTTCAGGCATCAGATGAGCACTCCGCCAGTCAGCCACGGGGCTTTGCCTCTGTTGAGGCAAGCCCTTGATAGGCTGTTGGAGATGAGACGCCCCGACGGCATGCCGCTGGAGCGCGTCACTCTCCGCACCAGACAGCAGGTGGTGAACAGTTACAAGGGGAGGCACCGGATCAAGTATTTCCGGGCCATGGTCGAACTCAACACACGGAGCCTCAATCGGACCGATTTTTACAACCGGGGCTTCGTAAAGCCAGACAAGGAACAGGAGAGCGACCTGACCAAGGCCGGCCGGCTCATACAGTTCATGCGCCCAACCGGGGCGCTAGAAATGGGCCGTTTTACGCATGCAGTTGAGATGCAGGTTTACTCACTGCAAGACGGCTACGACACTAAGATCTTCGGCAAAGGGGGTAATCTGCATGACATCGCCGAGGATCTAAACAACAAGAGGGAACACTTCCACGACCCCATCTTCCTGCTGCTCGACGCCAGCAAGTTCGACGCCCACGTGTCGGCCGAGCTACTGCGCCTGGTGGCAGAATGGTACCCGTCGCTGCTCACGCACCCCACGGAGCAGAACTACGTGAAGTGGATGTGGTCCCACACGTACACCAACTACGGCAGCACACAAAACGGGTTGAGGTACCGCACCCACGGAACGCGCATGAGTGGGCACATGGATACCGGGCTGGGCAACAGTCTGATCATGTATGCCATGCTCACCGCCTATATGGCGACCAAGCAGATCACCAAGTACTCCATGAGCGTTAATGGCGACGATTCCGTTATAGTAATCGAGCGCGCGGACCTCACCGCTGCCAAAGACATCTCGTTTCTCAAAGACTGTGGGTTCAATATGAAGTTCGAACACACCGATAACTTCTCCCACATGGACTATTGCCAGACCCGGCCGGTCAAGACCAAGTACGGCTGGGTGCTGGCACGCTCCCCAGAGCGCATGCTCCGTCGGATAGGCTGGTCCAGCAATCTTTTTGGGGCAAGGCGGGGCCGTGACTTCCTCTACTCCCTCGGGAAAGGGGAGAAAGCCATCAACTACGGCCTGCCCATTGGGTACGCCCTCGGGCAAAAGCTCCTGGACGCCGCGCCCAACGGGCGGCTACTACCTCTTGACCGGAAAAAGTACATCTCCTACACGCGTCAGAGGTATTGGGCCACTGGGAGAGAAGCAGTCATCGACAGGGAGACGAGAGAGTCCTTCGCAGAGGCATGGGGAATGAGCCCGGAGGAGCAAGAGCTAGTCGAGCGGTCGCTGAGGGTGTCACTGGCGAAGGAGGTTCCTGACTCCATCAAGTTGGAATATGAGTCCGTCCTTCTGTCAGCCCTCTTGTTTAAGTGATACCCGTTTAGGGTCTCCGCCAACAGTATAGCTGTTGGATGGATCACAGAAGACCATCACGAGAGGTAGAAGAAGACCAGAAGATCCTAGAAGATCTTACACCACTAGACACACTAGCGAACGTAGCCCACCACGTGAGAGGCTGCCGCACTCCATCGCTCGACCAGGCGGCAATAGACAACTACCTGGAATACCACGCGTACGTCCCACCATCGCCGACGCGCACCCAACCACGCGCGTACAGGACAACGCCCATCTGCATTCCGAGCAGACCCATAACACCCATCCCCGATTATTGGAGAGACACGTACGGATATGCCTACCACGAACAACCCGAAGCAGAATCCGGCCCGAGCGTCATCGAAGCAGAAGGCGCTTGGACGGCCCAAAGAGGGCACCCAGGCCCGCCAATCCCGCCCACGCGAACTACGGATTGTGCCTGTTCAGCGGGGTCGTGCACCAGCATCTACAACGACTGGCAAGACCTCACTGACGAATTATGGTTTGGGTGCGAAGGCGATTGCCCGCCAAGTCATGGATTTTGCCAATGGCACCCCAGAGATCAGTCCAGCGGGCATGGCCTTTCTTATGCGCGCTCTCAACCCCTGTGGCGAGCACAGCGCCGGCTCCGATGGGAGGCCGACAGACAACGCGCTGCCGCTCAGCGGGCTCTGGCCGTTTCGAGGCGTCGTCAACATCGCCCCGCCATGGATCACCCAATCGACTACGGTCAACTCGACGTCGAATTGGGGACTGTGGCTGGTGAGTCCCCCAACGTTCAAGATGGCCTTTGTAGCCATTGCTTCTCGGACCAATCAAGATCCCACCGAGGACGAACAGGCGCTCATCTGGCAGGCATTCAACAATCGCCCGACGTATCATCCGGACTGGAAACAAGTCAATGATGAGTATTACTTCACCATCGTGCGCTATGACGCAGCTGACATCGCAGTTGATCCCAAGACCGGCATGTCAGTGGACTACAAGACGGGACGACTCACTGGTGACGGCATCGTCTTGTTCCACAACACCCCAACGTTGTGGGACCAGGGCACCATAGTATCCGCACAGTTCCCAACGGACTACAAGAACGTGGAGACAATGGTTGCCAGAATACCGCTCACCCTTGAGGTCGAACCGCACAACCTGTTGATCAGCGTTCAGAATCCAATGCTGGTCACTTTGTCTTTCCCTGACCCGAACGGCACCGAGATTTTCATCACCGTAAGCATCACGCTACCCGGAACCAACACGCTCGCCTCGCCCATCGTCTCGCCCTATAGCGGGACTGGGTACATGGTGAACGAGCTGGGCATCTCCGAGGACCCCATCGGTACTCTCACCCGGGGGACATCTTTTGCTCTTAACGTTTTCTTTGATAGCGTTTCCAATAAGCTCAATGTGTCTTTCGGCTCCACGTTTGCCGTCCGCCAGATGTACGCCAATAAGGCGCTTCTCTGGCCAGGGAACATCGTCACCAACGTCACAGACCCCGCCGGGGGCACGCTCGTGCACACCACTATGTGGACTGCGCCGACGCTGTCGTCGTCCGGATTGGTTCAGGTTGACCCTAAGTTCAGCGCTGAGCTCATGAAGGACGATGACGGCCTCTACATGGTCCGCCATCCGTGCCAACCCGTTCTCGGAGTGCAAGATTGGGCGACGCTCGCCTCCATCAAGGCCATCCGGCCCGGGATGGACGAGCGCGTCGCCACGCTTACCTCCAACGGCAATCTTGACGTCGTTGACACCAACCAAAACACCTACGTTATCGCGGTGCGCGGCATATCTTACGCCGCCCAGCCATTCGTGAAGATGGTCCGCTTCTATGAGGCGACCACCACGTCGAAGAAACTTGCGGTCATGATGCGCGAGAGACCGCCTGCAGACGACGTGGCCATGCAAACCTACTTCGCTTTCGCTGAAACCGCCCCACACTCGTACCCCCCGAGTATGAACTTCCTAGGGGGCCTGCTCCGCGTTATCACCGGCGCCGTGCAGATGATTCCCGTATTTATGCGGACCGCCAAGACCATTGGTCAAGGCGTCGTCAAGGCCGTCTCCTGGGCGGAGGACAATCTCCTCCCCGCGGTTGAGACAGTCGGTAAGTTCCTGTAAGACCAAGGACGCGTGGATGGTGCCTGGCGGCGCTGAGAGATTGCGGTGTTCAACCCGCACCCAGCGTCCGCCCGCACCCTCCACACGCTCCTAGTGCCCTCCGCGGCTCTCCCGATCGGACGCTCCGTGCCGTGCCTAGCCTGCACAGCGGACGTACGGAGGGCTCGTAGGCGGCCGGCATCGAACTTGTCGCCAACACCCGCCTGACGCGGTGATTATAGAGGAACCGGGGCCCCTTGCAGAGGGGGGGTCCTGGGGAGAGGTTGGTCCTTCCCGTCTTTAGATGAGGGACCGGGCACTCTTGCCATTAGCTAACAAG